GTGTTGGTCTTGTCCAGTTGCGACTTCCAGCCCTGCAACTCGGTGCGGGCCTTGCCGATACCCTCACCGGCCGAGTTGCCCCAGTCCTCCATGGCCTTGGCCTGCTTCAGGAAGTTCAGGGCCTGGCTGGGGCTGGACACAGCGACCAAGCCAGCGGCAGCAAGCAGCCCCGCGGCGCCCACCTTGGCCAGCGTGGGAATCATGGCCTGCAAGGCACCCAGGGACTTGTCCGCAAAGCCGATGACCGCCGAGCCGGCCTCGACCGCCCAGCTCACCATGTCCATCTTGCCGCGGCCTGCGAACCAGTCGGCGAACTCTTCCAGCTTCGGCAGTGCATACTTGCCGATGGCATCAACCACTTGCATCTTGATCGTGCGGCTGATGGAGGTCAGCTTGTTGCTGGCGGTGTCGTTGATGAGGTCCCCGGCACGCTCGGCGGCACCCGCGACCTGGCCGAACTGCTTTGTCGCGGTACTCAGGTCCATTGAGTACAACGCGGCACCGAGGTCTTCGGCCTGGGTGCCGAACAGCATCACAGCCAGCTGGGCCTGCTTGGCGGGGTCCTTGATACCCCGTAGGCGGTCCAGGGTCATATCCAGTGCCGCAGCGGCCTTCGGGCCACCTTGAGCGATGGTCTCGGCCATCGACTTGGCCGACAACCCCAGCCCTTTGAACCCTGCGGCGGTGGTGGTGCTGCCGTCGACGGCACGGATCGAGAATTCCTTGATCGCGTCCGCGGCGATGTCACTGTCACGGGCGCCGGCCTGGATCGCCTGCGAGATAAGGCCGAACGCCTGCGTGCCATCCAGGCCCAGCTTGCGGAACTGGGTGCCGTACTCGTTCACCGTGTCGAGCAGGTCTTCGGACTTGTCGAGACCCTTCTGGGTGCCGCGGGTTAGCAGGTCGAACGCCTCGGTGGCGTTCTTCGCGAGACCGGTCTTCAGCAGTTGGGAGATCGCGCGCGTCACCGGGAGTGCTTCTTCGCCGGAGATCTTGCTGTAGTTCATCACCTGTTCGGTGACGCCCTTGATCTTCTCCTCGCCGTCCTTGACGGAGGCAAGGCCCGACTGGAAGACCGTCTTCAAGGTCTGGCTGACATCCGCGACGGAATCCCCGAAGGCGTCCTTGTAGATGTCGCCGGACAGCTTGCCCAGCTTGCCCATGTCGGCGTTCGAGGCGCCGAGTTGAGCCGCCAGCAGGTGGGTGGCGTCCTGGTTCTCCATCGCGGATGTCAGCCCGCTCATGAACAACGCGCCCACCGCGGTCCCCGCAGCCAAAGCGGGAAGCTTCGTCAGGCCCTTGATCGCGAACCCGGCGCCCTGGGTGAGTTTCCCCATCGACTTGCCGGACATCTCGCCCGCCTTGGTGGCGGCGCGGCCCATCGAGAGGAAGGTGTCGGCGACCTTGTTGAGTTTCTGACTCGCCTTGTCGTTGGCGATGACGTCGAACTCAAGCTGGCTGCTTGCCATCCCCCACCCTCCTCGCTACGTACTCGACGGCGGTATCGAAGTCGGCCACCGTCAACTCGTCGATCTCGGACAGGCGCATCCCGAGCACTTCAACGAGCACGGGCCACCATGCGGCGCGGTGCTCGTCCCGGCTCACAGGTCGGGGGCGTTTGGTTCCGTTGACTCGGGCTGCGAAGGCGTCGAGGGAGTCGAGGGGTCCTCCGGTGCTTTTGGGGCCTCGGTGTCCTCGACCGGTTCCGGTTGACCGCCGTCGTACCGCTCGTCGGTGTCGGGGTCGATCACCTCGATGCCCGTGTCGAACTGCACATCGGCGAACGCCAGGGTCGGGTCCTTGCGCCTGCGGAGCAGCCACACGATCGCGGTGACCGCGGACATCTGGCCGGTGTTCAACCCGACCAGAACCTGGGGCCAGGTGAGGTTCGCGACCTTCTCCACCGCGATCGCCTCGGTGTTCAGGAACTTCTTCGGGTCGAACCGGTACTCCTCGGTGTCGCTGATGCGGATCACCAGATCTGGCGAGACAGCCATCTCTTCCTCTTCCTGACCGTTCCTGACCTGAATGTGGCAGCGGCACCGTCCGGTCAGGGAAACGGTGCCGCTGGAATGAGTTTCAGCGCGAGAGTTTCCGCGCGACGGTGTCGATCGCCTTCACGATCTCCCTGCGGACCTCCCCGGCGCGGGCCTGCATCGGCTCGGTGAACCAGTCCTTCGCCTCAGGGATCGCCTGGTCCACCATCGGGGCGCGGCCGTACACGAGGTGCCGCACGCGCCCCCGGTTGATGAGGCCGAGTTGACTCATGCCTGAGGCAACGATCTTCACGCTCGGACTGCGACCAGCGCGGCGCCGAACCGACATGCGCGCCTTCGCGACACGCTTGTTCAGCCCCCCGGATTTGGGGAGTTTCGCGTCGGCCGACTTCTTCGCGTCGGCGACCATCGGCTTCGCGGCGCGGTTGATCGACGAGTACAACTCCTTGCGGAGTTCCTTGTCACCGGCCTGCTTGAGCGCCTTCGCGACCTCGCCGAACTTCTCCGCGCCCTTGATCTGCATGTCGGCCACGGCGCCTCCAGGGGCTACGAAGTCGGGTAGGTCATGCCAGTCTGCGAGGCGTTCTGGAACGTCGCGGACATCGTGCTCGCATCGCCGATGCTGCCGGCGAGGCCGCTGTAGTTGAACAGCAGCGCCGTCATCACGACCGCAGGGTTCGTCGTGGACCTGGCCGAACTGGTCGGCCGCACCTCCACCGTGAACGGGGTGGTCGACGAGATCAGCGGCTGCAGGGTCGCATGGACGGACCCAGCGGCGAAGTCCTGGTAGAACTCGACGGTGATCGTCGCGTCGCCGAGGCCCTTGCCGTAGACCTTGCTGGTGGCACCGAACGCGGTGAAGTCCACCTGGTCGCGGGTGTCCTCGACGGTCACGCTTCGCGCGTGGTCGGAAAGCGTGACGCCGTTGATGCTGACGTAGGCGTCGGTGAGCGTGAACTTGGCCACGGTTACTTCTCCTTCTTCTCCGCAGCCTTGGCTGCTGGCGTTTCAACCCGCTTGATGTGTCCGCCCTGGATGAGCGCCTGTTCGATCTCGACGGGGTATGCCGCCTCGAAGGTCTCGCCCTGCTCCGCGGCGCTGAAGTTGTTGGACAGCACCTTGTAGGTGCGCGGGACGAGCTCGAGGAGACCGGAGTCGAGCCAGTCCCTCTCCTCGGTCGGGGTGAAGTCGCGCTCGAACACTCCCGTGTCGAATGCCGCCTCGGCGGCCGGCGAAGTCGCCTTGTAGGTGTTCATCACGGCGCCTGCAGCTTGAAGCACGCGACGGTGCCATTGGTGGTCGTGCCCGTGTAGGTGATCGTGCAGAGCCCTGTGGTGGGGTCCTTGAACAGCGACGACACCGGGCCGATCAGCTTGTCACCCGTGGTCGCGGGGATCGTCACCGCGACGTTGGTGTAGGTGACGTTCGGGTACGTCGAGGCTGCGGACGGAATCGCCAACGTCACCGTGTACGTGGCGGCGTTGGTGTTCTTGAACTCCAGGTACACGTCGTCGCCGCATTCGCAGGCGTCGCCGCCGCCAGCCACCGCAGTGAACGACGGAGTGACCCCCGCTCGGGTGATCGACTGGGTTGTCAGGGTTGCCATTCGTTCTCCCGAATCAGAGTTGGGCCAGGTAGTTGACGGTGAACACGATGCGGGCTTTGCAGCCGCCTGAGGTGATAACCGGGATGTATTGGTGCGACGAGATGTGCGACCGCATCACCACACCGCTGAGGGTCGGGTCGGTGCGTAGTGCCGTGTCGGCTGCCGCGAGGATCGCGTAGGCGGTGGCGCGCGCGGAGGGAATGTCTGTGTCTCCGCGTCTCGAAACAACTGCACAGGTGATGTCGAGGGATTCCTGCTGGACCTTCGCGAACGCCATCCAGTCCTGCTGCGACAGGCCGATCTCCGCGCCGTCCTCGGGCGCGTCCCCGTTCGCGCCGACGAACAGCCAGTCGTTCGCCGCGTCACTGTTCGCCTGCGGGCCGTCGACAACCTGAGCGGTCGTGACATTGGCCTGCCAGAGTGCGGCGAGCGCAAGGCACACCGCGTCGACTTTGCTGCTCACGCGAACCCTGCCGGCACCTGATCGGGCTGCAGCAGCGCCCGGACGCGATATGTCACATCAAGCCCAGCGCCGGTCATCTCATAGCCGGGGTCGTCGCCTTGGATGTTGGGCAGATTCCCCAACTGTGAGCGCCAGTGGTGCTGCACGACTAGCTTCGCCGCAAGGGTCCAGTTCGCCTTCACGAACGAGCGCCCGACTGTGTAGGTGACATCCATCTGCCCATACGGGAACGTCCCGCCGGCCTTGTAGGAGATCACCCCGGTATCGGTGTCGACCGCCAGATCCGACAGCGTGATCGGACTGGAGCCGTCGGAGACCAGCGTGACCGCGGTAACCCCAGTCACCTGGGTATGCGGCAGCGGGATCGCGCTGCGGTACCCATCAACCCTTGCGGTATGGGTGCGGGTCACGATCGGCCCCACATAGGACTCGACGATCTCCGTCGCCGCCTCGAGGTACTCGCGGAGCTCGTCGTCGGATGTGGTGGTCGTGATGTTCAGGTGCGCCTTCGCGTCAGCCAATGAAATCAACGACGGCGAGACCGTCTCGCGGACCTCGAACACGTCCTGGTAGGCGGTGTTCGGGGTTGTCGTGACCGCCCGCCACGCATACCTGCCTGCGGTCGCGGGGACGTAGGTGACGCGGTACTGACCTGTCGAAGCGGGCGGGTTGGTGACGCTCGGGGTTTCGCTGGTGCCGTCCGGTTTCGTCACCGTCAGCGTCACCGTGGTGGCGTTCGTCAGCGTCCCGGTGGAGTCCTTGACGTCCCATGCGATCGAGATGGAATCGCCGATGTCGTACGGCATCTATCCTCCTGTCGCGGTGGGAACGGTCACGGTCCTGGCTGATGCGGAGGCCACGCCTGAAGCAGCGGCGACGGCGGTGGGGACTGGTGCTGTCGCACCCTGAGCGGTAGGCCTTGTTCCGGCCCCTGCGGAGGCGGTGCCGAACGTGACCAGCGGCTGCGTCGAACCGGTTGCCGTGGAGAACTGACTGTCTTGGGTGATGGCGGCCGTACCGGTGACCGGGTTGGCTACGGCACCCGCTGCTGCTGCGGACTGGTTTGCCTGGGTCCTAGCGGTGGTCCCGGTGTAGCCGAGTTTGCCGCTGGCCGACGCTGTGTTGGCCGCCTGGACGATTGCAGCGGTTCCGCTGTACCCGAGGACCCCGGACGCTGTCGACGTCTGAGAAGCCTGTGTGACCGCGACTGAACCGGAGAAGCCAGATGAGGTGACGGTCCCCGATGCGGACGAGGTGTTCGCCGCCTGCGTCCTTGCTACCGTCCCCGAGTACCCCAGGACACCTGAAGCGGACGCTGTCTCGTTGGCCTGCGTGATCGTGACAGTACCGGTGAACCCGGTCGCCACTGTCCCTGAGGCGGATGAGGTCTGATACGCCTGGGTGATGCCGATCGTGCCCGTGTAGCCGAGTTGCCCCGTCGCACTTGAGGTCTGGTTCGCTTGAGTGGCAGCTACGGTCCCCGAATAGCCGAGGACACCTGAGGCCGACGACGTGTCCGCGGCCTGCGTTACCGCGACCGTCCCGGTGGTTCCCGAACTGGCGACCTGAAGGACTCCGAGGAACCCCTTCATGAAGTCGCTGATCGTCGCGGAAGCCGAGATACTTCCCGTACTGCCGGAAGCCACCGCATCCCTGGAGTCCAGGGTGATGACGTTCGTGTCCTGCTGCTCGGTGTAGTTCGTCGGCGCCGTCCAGGTGGCGCCACCGTTGAAGTTCGTCCACATCCCCACCGCGTCACCGCTGGCATTGGCGGGACTGGTGGAGACGTTCAATGTGGACACCGTCGTGGTGGACTCAGCAGTCCCGACCGTGCCGTCGAACGGATCACCCGACCCGACCCGACCCGACCACAGGCCACACACCGCGCCACGCCACGCCGAGCCGGTCCACGAGAAGCTGTAGGTGCCGGAGTCGGCCGCGGTCAACCGCTTCCAGTAGACGTACAGCGAACCACGCGCCGTTGCCGAGGTGTTCAGTGTCGCCTTCAACGTGAACCCCGAAGGCGGGGTGATCGCGGCTGTGGACTCCTTGTAGATCCCGACCACCGCGATGTCGTTGACAGCGGCACCTGAGGGGACCGCCGGAGCGGCGGTGGTGCCGTTGCCTGGGGTCAGGCTCGTAGACGAGCGGAAGGCCATCGGTCCTCCCGCCGGCCTACATCAACCGGCCTACGCGTTGCCGGCGGTGATGGTGAACGACGTGACCGAAACGGTGGCGCCGGAAGTGATGCTGGTGCTGTTCAGGTTCAGGTCCGATCCCGACGTGCCGACGTCGCCGTCCAGCACATGCGTGGTGCCGTCGGACTTCACCAGCCGGAACCATGTCGCGGTACCTGTGGCGTCAGCCGAAGCGTCCTGGGTGATCGCGTTCAGCGTCAGAACAGCACCCGAGGCGGCAGGGGCGAACGTGGCATTGCAGGTCAGCTCCGCGAGCAGGGTCGTAGCGGTGCCGCCGGTCGCGGGGCGGGTGCCGTTGTAGATCCGCAGCTTGCCCGAGTTGCCGGCGAAGGTGGTGATCGCGTCCAGTTGTGCGTTACGCAGACCGGACGCATACCCGAGAGCCACCGGTTACTCCTCGGCCTTTGCGTCGCGCTTCTCGACGCCCTTCTTCGCCGCAGGGCGTGACTCCACGACCTCGAGGTAGCCGGCGTCCTTCATGGTCTCGGCCACAGCCTCGGGGAGGTCCATCTCCTCGCCGACAGGAGCCCACGGCTGACCGTTAATGAGGCCGGTGGGCTGTACGACGATGCGCACCTTCATGGGTACTCCTTCGATCGGGTGTGGCCCGCCCCCGAAGAGGCGGGCCACGATGGATCAGGTCGCGCTGTTGGCGAAGTACTTCACGGCGTTCGGGTCGACCGTCACGGCCCCGGTGCGGACCAGGGCGCGGAACGCGATCTGGTCGTTGCCGAAGGCGTACTCGTTGCTCCGCTCGAAGCGGATGCCGCCCGCGATGCGGACCTTCAGCGCCGAGAAGTCGCCGAAGTAGATCGACTTCGTGTTGGCCGCCATCGTCGGCA